CGCACGGCAAAGGCCCTGCGGGTTTTTCATGCCCCTTGCGGGCGAAGCAAACCAAGAAAGGCCACACCATGGCATCGAAACTCGCGCAACTGCGCGCCCAGCGTGACGCAAAGGCTAAGGCCGCCCACGACATCAACGCCAAGACCCCCTCTGACCAGCGCATGAATGCTGCCGATGCCTCCGCATTGGACGCCCTGCTGGCAGAAGTCGAAGCGATCGACGGCGAAATCGCCCGCGAAAACCGCATCAACCAAGTTGCAGGCGACGCGCAATCCGAGCACGAAGCCGCCATGAACGCAGCCACCCGCAACGGCGGTGCATCCGACGAAACCTCTGCCCTGCGCGCCATGCTCTCGGGCGGCCTGTCTGCCCTGACGCAAGAGCAGCGCAATGCCATGTTCGCGCGCCAGAACCCCGACATTCGCGCGGCCATGTCCACCACTACCGGCTCCGAGGGCGGCTTCACCGTTGCCACGGAATTCAGCCGTCAACTGATCGAAGCCCTCAAGGCGACGGGCAGCGTGCGCAGCGTGGCCAGCAACATCCGCACATCTACCGGCGCGCAAATGCTGTTCCCCACCACCGACGCAACGGCGGAAGAGGGCGAAATCGTCGGCCAGAATACTGCCGTCACGGCGCTGGAAACCACCTTCGGGCAGGCATCGCTGGATGTCTACAAGTACAGCTCCAAGAGCATCGCCCTGCCGTTCGAGCTGCTGCAAGACAGCATGTTTGACATCGAGGCCTACATCCAAAACCTGCTGCGCCTGCGCCTTGGCCGCATCCAAGACCGCCACCACGTTTTGGGCACCGGCACCGGCCAGCCGAAGGGCGTTGTCGCAGCTTCGACCGCTGGCAAGGTTGGCACTACCGGCCAAACCACCTCCGTCATCTATGACGACCTGGTGGACCTGGAGCACTCGGTAGACCCCGCCTACCGCGCAGCCGCGCGCTACATGATGAACGACGCCACGCTGAAGGCGCTGCGCAAGATCAAGGACACCCAAGACCGCCCCATCTTTGTGCCAGGCTACGAAACCGGCAACCCCGGCGGCGCGCCCGACCGCCTGCTGGGCCGCGAGATCGTCATCAACCAGTACATGCCCGTCATGGCCGCTAACGCGAAGTCGATTCTGTTCGGTGACTTCGGAAAGTACCTGATCCGAGATGTGATGGACGTCACCTTGTTCCGTATGACCGATTCGGCTTTCACGCTCAAGGGCCAGGTCGGCTTTGTGGCGTTCTGCCGCTCCGGCGCCAACATGGTGGACAACGGCGCCGCGATTCGCTCCTACGCCAACTCTGCCACCTAAGCAGTCCCACGCAAAAGCCGCCCGCCTCACCGCTGGGCGGCTTTTTCATTGTGATTCAAGGAAACCCCATGGCAACCAAAAAACAAGCCCAGGCAACGAAAGTGCGCGTGCTGGTCGAAGGCCACTACGGCAAGCCCGACGACGTGATCGAACTGGACGGCGAAGCGCTGGCCCAGGCGCTGGCATCCGGCCAGGTGGATGACAACCCTGCAGCCGTGGCCTACGCTGAAAGCCTGCAATGAGCTTCGTTGCGCTGCCCGAGGCCAAGCTGCACCTGCGGGTTGACGGCACCGATGAAGACGCCCTGATTGGCCTCTACATCAACGCCGCCGAGCAGTCTGCGGTGTCACTGCTGGATCGTGGCGTGTACGTTGACGGCACCGCGCTGGGCGCGGCGAAAGCAGCAGCACCGGGCGGACTGGAGTCTGCATCAGCGGCCTACGACGCAGCGATTGAAGCGGCCCAGGCCATGACAGACGATGCATTGCAGGCAGCAGCGACACAGGCGGCAGAAAACGCATGGTTGAAAGCATGCGTGACGCACCGGCAAACCATGGATGGCATGGTGGTGAATGAGGCCATCCTGGCGGCGGTGCTTTTAATCGTTGGCAGCCTGTACGCACAACGCGAAGACGTGGTGTTGGGCGTGTCCGTGGCCCAGCTCCCGAATGGTGCTGAGTGGCTTCTGGCGCCGTACAAGGTGTACGCCTGATGCAAGCCGGCCGCCTCAACCGCCGCTGCGTGCTGCAAACACCGGGCACCGTTCGGTAGTAAAATAGACGAAGCCCCGCAGGACTTGAGACTCCTGAAGGGCTTCTAACCAAAACCATTGTTCGGGAAGGAACAAAAGCATGGCTGACGAGCATTTTAAGCCTTACGGGCGCGTGTACCTGGTGACCAATCTTGTTAACGGCAAGCGATACGTCGGTCAGACCGTCCTCCCGTTCGCGCAACGCTGGAAGAAGCACTGCGGAGCGCATAGCGGATGCCACGCCCTGTCTGCAGCGATACGGAAGTACGGAGAGCACTCTTTCTCGATTGAGGAAATTGCCCGTGCAAGCAGTGCGGCGGAGTTGAACGCGCTGGAGGCCGCGCTTGTTATCGAAACCAACAGCATGTGGCCGCATGGCTACAACCTCAAAGCCGGGGGTGGTTCTGCCGGCAAGATGTCCGAAGCTACCCGGGCGCGCATGAAGGCGGCAACTGCTGCAAGCTGGCAAGATGAGGCTTACAGGCGGCATCAACTGGCCCAAAAACAGACGGAAACTTTCAAGAAAAGCTTGAGCTTGGCAGCGCGAGCGAGATGGGCGGATCCCGAGTATCGAGCGGCAGCGTTGCAAAAATCAGGTCAGCCTGAATATAGAAAGAAGCTCGGTGCCATCAGCGCAGAGCGATGGAGCATCGCAGATTACAGGGATAGGCAGATTGCGCGAATTAGGTCTGACGAAAATGTTGCGGCCCTTCGCGCGTCAGCTCTAGCGAAATGGCAGGATCCAGAATTTAGAGCACGGCACGAAGAAATGAGGAATTCTGCGGACTATAAAAAGTCCCACCGCGCAGGTTTGATGCGGGCTGTGCAAGACCCTGTGTACAAGGCCAAGATGAGCGAAAGCAAAAAGCGGCACTGGCAAAACCCGGAAATGCGCAGGGCGATGCTCAAGAGTCTTGAGGAGTCAGAGGGCAAGCGAGTGGCGGCGCTTCGGGCGGCCTACGCAGATCCCGCACTGAGGGCGCTCAAAAGTCAGCAGTCAAAAGAGCTTTGGGCTAGTGAAGAGCACAAAGCAAAGATGAATTCGCCTGAAGTCAAGGCGCGGCAGAGGGCGGCGGCGAAGCAGACAAACACCCCGCAGCAAGCCGAGCGGTCTTCTGTAGCTCTCAAGCAAAAATGGGCTGATCCGGAGTACCGAGCAAAAATGATGGAGATGATCCACTCGCCCGAAGTGAGGGCGAAGCGCCAAGAAGCCCTGCGACTCCGCTGGGAAAAGTACCGAGCGGCCAAGGCGGCAGCACAAAATTAACCAAAGCACCTTCGGGTGCTTTTTTTACGCCCATTCATATGCAAGCAGGTAGGTTGAATCGCAAATGCCAGCTTCAGAGTCCGTCGCAATCCGTTGACGAGCTAGGCCAGCCCATCCCCGGATGGACGGACGTTGCCACGGTTTGGGCAGACATTCGCATGAAATCGGGCCTGGAAAGCATCAAGGCGGGCGCGGTAGTTTCGACTGTGCAGGCGAGCGTGCGAATCAGATACCGGACGGGTGTTAACGCAGGGATGCGCCTGACGCACAACTTGGTGAATTACTCGATTGTTGCCGTCCAACCGGACGTTGGCGGGCGCGAATATGTTGACCTCGTTTGCGAGGTTGTTAGCTAAGGCCCGGTGATTTCCGTGCCGTCGATTTTGTAGGTGACCTGAACCCCCAACGCTTCGCAGAGCTTCACCACGGTGGAGGTCCGCAGGTCGCGCTTGTCTTTCTCAAACTCGGCCACAGCGGTCTGGCTGATCCCGGCCTTGGCGGCGAGATCGGCCTGCGTGATACCGCGAAGGGCGCGAATAGCGCGGAGTTTTGAGCCAGTCAACATGCCGGAGATTGTCCAGCATTGTGCGGCGGCGGGTTCTGGTGTAGTCATAGCGGTATTGTGAAGCCTGCAAAAAGGTTGCACAACACCGCAAACGGTAGTAATATTCAGTTGTCGAGCTAAGGCAATGACGCCAAAAAAGCACGCGACACACTGAAAGGGCTACCGTGGAAACTTTGAATATCCGCATCGTGGGAACTGCACCGCTGCTGATGCACAGCGACAAATTTGCGAACCCGCTGCACCCGGCCACCAAGGCGCACAAGGCGCTGACGGGCAAGCGGAAAAAGACGGACGATGACCATGAGGCCATCGCAAAGTCGGAATTTTTGGGCGGCTGCTATCACGATGCGGCTGCTGGTTTTTTTGTGCCGGGGCAGAACTTCGACGCGAGCTTTTTGGCTGGCGCGAAGCTGCAAAAGCTGGGCACAAACTGGAAGCGCGGCGCGGTGGTAGTGACGGACAAGGCAAAGCTCTTGTTCAACGGCCCAAGCGACCCGGAAAGCCTGTGGGCTGACCCGCGCTTTGTTGATTGCCGTGGCGTGAAGGTGGGCACGGCGAAAGTGATGCGCTACCGCCCGATTTTTCTGGAGTGGGCCACCGAAGTGCAAGTGGCCGTGAACACCGATGTGCTGGATGTGCGCGAAGTGCAGAAGGCGATTGAGGACAGCGGCAAGCTGATCGGAGTTTGCGAGTACCGCCCACGTTTTGGCCGTTTTGAGGTGTCCTATGTCTGAGCCGCAGAAGTTCCCCGCATGGAAACAGGCCGCTGCCGACTTCTTGAACGAGTTCAAGTACGGCGACATGGTGACGCACGCATGGATGGAACAGCGTTTCGGCATGCCGTCCCTGAACGAGTCTCAGCGCCTGACGCCGGAGCAGTTCCGCGAACGGCAGTTCGAATGGCTGGCGAACGTGGAAGCGTTCAAGGCTGCGCTGCTGAAAGAGCACCAAGTCTGCCTACAGTCGGTGCGCGGCGAAGGATACCGCTGGGTTCCGCCTCATGAGCAGACGGGCGTGGCGGTGAAGGAATTTGAATCGAGTGCCCGCAAGGTGTTTCGCACAGCAGGAAACAAGCTGCGCAACCTGCGGCACTTGGAGCTGACGGACGAACAGCGGCGCGCAAACATGGATGCGATTGCGAAGGTCAGTGCCTTGACAGGCATGGCGTCCAAGGCGCTGCGGTAAGAGATTCCCCGGCGAGGCAGGGCACGGCAAGACCCGGCGGGGCTGGGTAAGGCGAGGGCTGTAAACAGCCTGTAGCCGCTTAGAGATAGGCGGCTATGGGGTGGTAACACCATGAGGTTTGGTTTGGTGCGGCAAGGCAAGGAATCGCTCGGCATGATGCGGTTGGGCACGGCCAGGTGCGGCTAGGTACGGCGCGGTGAGGCATGGGCTGTCAACAGCGTTAAAGGTTCCGTTTCAAACGGAGGCTTTAGCGAAGCGGATAGCTTCGTGAGGTTCGGTTCGGCGCGGAACGCTACGGCAAGTTGCGGATTGGCGGGGCTGGGCCCGGCGTGCCGAGGCACGGAATGGCGAGGTATGGGCTGACAACAGCCTCAAGCATCGCGTGCGGTGTTTGGGGATGCGGTAAGCATCTGCGGCGGGGCATGTTACGGCGCGGCGGGGAATGGCCGGGTGTGGCGTGGACAGGCAAGGCAAGGCATGGGCCGTCAACGGCAGACAAGGGCAATCTTCGGGTTGCCCTTTTTCTTTGGAGCAACGGTTTATGGGCATGCGCATCAATATGAACATTTCCGCTTTCAAGGAAAGCCTGAATGCCCAGCTGGACAAGCTCCATGCAGCAACCCGCCCAGCGGCACAAGCAGGCGCGGAAGTGATCTACCAGCGCGCGCGCCTTGAGGCACCTGTGTCCGATGCATCGCACTATTTCCACATTAGGGGCAAGAAGTACGGGCCCTACGCGCCCGGAACATTGAAGAACGCGATCTATCAGGTGTTCAGCAAGGACAACAGCTACAAGGATGTGAGTACGTATCACATCAGCTTTAACAAGTCCGAGGCTCCTTACGGGTTCATCGTCCACAACGGCACCAGCCGCACGGCGGCCCATCCGTTCATCAGCAAGGCGGTTGTCGAAACCCGCTCGCAGGTGCGCCAGGCCATCAAGACGCGCTATCTGGAAGAGGTCAACAAATGAGTCTTGAATCAGACCTCTCGACGCTGCTCAAGACCATTTGCCCGCGCACGTTCCCGGACATTGCGCCATCCGGCACCGCTGCCCCATTCATCGCATGGCAGGGCCTGGGCGGTGAGTCCTTGCGTTTCGTGGACAACACCGCGCCAGATAAGCGCAACACCTACATGCAGGTCAGCGCGTACAGCACGACTAGGGCCGAAGCGCTGGCGCTTATCCGCGCTGCAGAGGCCGCGCTGTGCGCCTCGCCCGCCTTTGTGTGCAAGCCGCAGGGAGAGCCAATCTCGACCTACGAAGCAGACACCAAGCTTTACGGCGCCATTCAGCGCCATTCGATTTGGGCCGCCAGATAGCCCACTGATTTAGGCGAAAGCCAACCAAGCAAGCCCCTCTCGGGAAACCGGGCGGGGCTTTTTAATGCCCGAAGAGGGCGCAACCAGACCCGCTTCGGCGGGTTTTTTCATTTCTGAAAGGCCCACCATGGCGTTATATTTTCCTGAGGGTTCATCCCAACAGTTCTCGCAAACCTTCGCGTCTGCAAAGAACATCACCGCGATCACCAACGCCAATCCAGCGGTTGCCACTTGCGTGGCCCACGGCTACACAACGGGCGATGAAATCCTGATCACTTCCGGCTGGGAAGACATCACCGACAGCGTGGTGAAGATCACGGTGCTGACCGCTGACACGTTCAGCCTCACCGGCGTGGACACCAGCAACACTGGTTTCTACCCTGCGGGCACCGGCACCGGCACGGCCCAGAAGATCACCGGCTGGACGGCTATTCCACAGGTGCTGACCATCTCTGGCTCTGGTGGTGACGCCCGCTTCACCGACGTGCAGCTGCTGGCCCGCCGCAACTCGCTGAAGATTCCTACCGGCTTCAACGCTACCAGCATCACCCTGTCGCTGGCCCACGATGCCGCGCAGCCCGGTTACCAGACCATGCTGCAAATCTCGCGGAGCCTGTCCAAGGTGGCCTTCAAACAGGTCATCTCTGGAGGTGCTGTGACCTACGGTTATGGCTACCTCAACGTATCCGAAATGCCCAAGCTGAACAGCAACCAGGTCAACACCGTTGACGCGGCGATGACGGTCATTGGCCGTTCGCTCAGCTACTGATCCACGGCGAAAGCCACCCCAGCACCGACGCAGGCTGCTGTCTTCCTTTCGCAGGGAAGCGGCAGCTTGCGCACGGGCATTTTTAACCCTGCGAAAGAAAGAAACTCATGGCCAAGATCACCCTGGGCAAGCGCCCCAAGAACTTCAAGCGCATCGTCACATTCGACATGCTGGAAGGCGGCAAAGGCTCTATCGAGTGCACGTTCAAGTACCGCACCCGCTCGGAATTTGGCGTATTCATCGACAAGCTCATTGAAGCCGCAGGCGCGAAAGACAAGCCCGAAGGCGACAAGTTCAGCATGGCCGAACTCATGGAAAAGACGGCGGGCCAAAACGCCGAATACATCCTCGACGTTCTGGAAAGCTGGAACCTCGATGAAGACCTGAACAAGTCCAACGCGCAGCAACTGGCCGACGAACTGCCAGCCGCAGCCGCAGCAATCATGGAGACCTACCGCACCGCAGTGACGGAAGGCCGCCTGGGAAACTGAAGGCGGCAGCAGCCGCGCTGTATGAGAAGGAAGAAGGCCCACCGGCCAACCCCTTCTTGGCGGCGCTGGCTGCGCGCGGCGGTGAGCGGGTGGTGGAGGTGTGGCCTGAAAACCATGCCGCCTTCATTCTGTTCAACAACCTGAGCACCCAGTGGCGCGTCGGCATGGGCGGGCCTACCGGGCTGGACTATGCCGCCGTGTACCCACTGCTAGACCGAGCGGCCAAAGACCCGCAAGAGTGGGACGAGCTGTTCTCAGACATCCAAGTCATGGAGGGCGCGGCGCTCAAGCAGATGAGCGACAACCGGGCCGACAACTAGCCGCCTCCGGGTGGCTTTTCTATTTCTGGGCTCGCCATTGGCGGGCCTTTTCATTTGGGCACACCCATGGCTGATTTAACCGTCACAGGCGAAGTAGTCGTCACCTCTGAAAATGCGGAAGCTGCATTCGAGCGTGTCAACAACAAAGCCACCCAGATGGCGAAAGGCGTGGAAAACGCGGCCGACAAGGCTAGCAAGGCCACCGAAGGCATGGGTGATGGCGCAGAAAAGAGCGCCGACAAGTTCACCCGCGCTGAATCGCGCATGCGTGACGCCATCAAGCGCTCCACGCAAGAGCTGCAACTGCTGGGCAAGACCGCCAGCGAAAAGCTGGAGTTCAACATTCAGGCCAAGGGGCTTGATGCGTCCAAATTCGCCCCGTACATCGAAGAACTGAAGAAGGCAGAAGCAGCCCAGCGCATCGCCACGGGCAGCTTGGACAAGATGGGCATTTCTGCAAAGCAGACCGCCGCCGCGCTGCGTGGTGTGCCCGCGCAGTTCACCGACATCGTGACCAGCCTGCAGGGCGGTCAGGCGCCGCTGACGGTTTTCCTGCAGCAGGGCGGCCAGCTCAAGGATATGTTTGGCGGGGCAGGCAATGCGGCGCGTGCGCTGGGTGGGTATGTCGTCGGGCTGGTGAATCCATTCACCATTGCCGCCGCTGCTGCCGCCGCGCTTGCATTCGCCTACAACCAGGGCAGCAAGGAGGCGGACGCCTACAACAAGGCCCTGATCACCACCGGCAATGCAGCCGGGACCAATTCCGCCCAGCTCAAGGCCTACGCCCAAGAGATCAGCGCCGTGGTGGGCACGCAGGGCAAGGCGGCTGAGTCGCTGGCGGCACTGGCGGCCACCGGGAAGATAGGCGCCGGGTCCCTGAAGGAAGCTGCCCAGGCGGCCGTGCAGTACGAGCGCGCCACCGGGCAGGCGGTCGAAAAAACGGCGGAGCAGTTCGCGTCCCTGCGCCATGATCCGTTGGCCGCCGTGCTGAAGCTCAACGATGGGATGAACTTTCTCACGGACAGCACGTACAAGCAGATCAAGAGCCTGGAAGAGCAGGGCAAAACGGCAGAGGCCGCCAATGTGGCGCAGCGTGCATTTGCCGATACCCTGTCTGGCCGGGCCGGTGAAATGGAGCGCAACCTGGGCACCGTGGAGCGCGGGTGGATTGCCGTCAAGGACGCCGCCAAATCAGCGTGGGACGCCATCCTGAATGTGGGCCGCGCATCCACCAGCGTGGATCAACTGGCGGAGGTGCGCAAGCAGATTGCGCAACGCGAGAATCAGATCGCCAATGGCGGGTTCGGCACCAACGAAGGCGGCGCGGCGTTTGGCCGCCCATCGCAGGCCGCTACCGAAAGGCTGCGCGCCGAGCTGGCCGGGCTGCAGGCGAAGGCCGCTGCGCTGGAAGGTGTTGCCTACGCCGCCAAGGTATCCGCCGACGAAGAGCGCAAGCGCGGCGAAGCGGTGAAGGCCGGCGCGGCGTTCGACAAGGCGGGCGAAAAGTTCTTGAGCGACAAGACCCGCATGGAACGCGAACTCGCGGCGGCCCGCGTGCAAGGCGCAGAGGCCGGGCGCTCGCAGGCAGAGATTGAAAAGCGGCTGGGCGAAATCCGCGCCAGCTACGCCAAAAAGGGCGGCGGCGGTGTGGCGGCAGAAAACAAAGAGCTGCGCGACCAGATGCGCGTCTTTGCCGACCTGGCTGGCGTGTCGTCCACTTATTACAACGAGCTGGCGAACTACCAAAAGCAGCGCGCGGCGGGAGTAATCACCGAGCAGCAGTATGTGCAGGCGGTAGAGGCGCTGATCAAAAAGCAACCCTTTGCCGTAGCGCTTGCCAAGGAAGAAGCCGCAGCGACACAGGCCCTCTCAAAGTCCTACGCCGAGGCCGCAGCAGAGCGCCTGAAAACCGTCCAGTCCATGGAGCGCGCAGCCGATGGGCTGCAATCGCAGAACGACGCACTGCGCGAAGAAATCAAGCTGATCGGCCTGAGCGCCGCGCAGCAAACGCAGGTGCTGCAGCAGCGCAATGAAGCAATCATCCTGACCAAGGAAGCCACGTTGGCCGAACTGGAGCGCCAGAGCGCCATCACCGGCACGCAAACCCGCGTCGAGATCGCGCTGGCCGCCGAGATCGCCGCCCTCAAGGAGCGCAACGCCCTGCTGGGCGCCAAGGAGGCGCGCAAGGCGGCGGAGGATTCGACCAAGAAGGCCGCAGAGGATTGGCAGCGCGCATCCGACGACATCAACGACACCCTGACAGATGCCCTCATGCGCGGCTTTGAGTCGGGCAAAGACTTCGCCAAGAACCTGCGCGACACCGTCGTCAACATGTTCAAGACGATGGTGCTGCGGCCCATCCGTGGGGCTATTACCGGGGCGCTGGGGCTGTCGGGCACGGCCAGCGCGGCCGAGTCCCAGGGCGGGGCTGGTGGTGCGAACATCCTCAGCACCGTGCAGACGGGTTTCTCGGCCCTAAACGGCTCCATCTCCAGCACCATCGGCAACGCCTTCAGCAAGTTCGCGGGCAGCAGCGTGGGGCAGAGCCTGGGCCTGTCCAATACTACTTACGCCGCTGGCCCTATGGGGCCTGTCGCTCCCGGCACAGAATTGACCGCCACAGGTCAGAGCCTGGGCAGCGCTCTGGGTGTGGTGGGTAACACCCTGGCGGGTTACGCGCTGGGCAGCATGGCCCGTTCTCTGATCTCGGGCGGGTACAGCGTCGGTAAGGGCATGGACACCTTCCAGAAAGTGGGCGTTGCTGTCGGCAGCGCCATCGGGGGGGCTGCTATGGGGGCCATCATCGGCGCGGCTGCTGGTGTGGTGAATCGTGTGTTTGGCCGCAAGCTGAAAGATTCCGGCATTCAGGGCACGTTCGGCGGGCAGAGCGGTTTCGAGGGCGAGAGCTTCGAGTTTTACAAGGGCGGCCTGCTGCGCTCTGACAAGACCAAGACGAACCCGCTGGCCGAAGAAGTGCGCAAGACGCTGGGCGACGCCTTCGGGGCCATGCGCGTGGAGGTGGGCACCTTCGCCACACTGCTCGGGCTGGAGACTGACCGCCTGGCGGGCTTCACTACATCGCTCAAGATCAGCACGAAGGGCCTGGACGACAAGGCTGCGCAAGAGAAGATTCAAGAGGCGCTGGCCACTGCCAACAACGAGCTGGCCGAGCAGGTAATCGGCTCGTGGCAGCGCACGGTCGAGACGATCTCGCGCAGCGTCAGCACCAACATCGGAGGTTCAGAGGGTGGCGACTTCATCACCACTACGTATGACGAGGTAGTCACAAAGAGCAGCTACACCGCTAGCGAGTTCGCGCGCACTGGCGAAAAGGCAATCGACACCCTGCGCCGCCTGGCCACCAGCTTTTCGACCGTAAACGAAACCGCCGACGCGCTCGGGTATGGCATGGCAGATGCCAGCATCGCCGCAGCGGCAGCTGCATCAAACATCGTTGATGCATTCGGCGGGCTGGAGGCTTTCACCAAAACCCTTGGCTCCTACTTCAGCAACTTCTACAGCGACACCGAGCAGAAAGCCGCCACGGCCCGCCAGGTGTCGCGCGCGCTGGGGGAGTTTGGTCTGGAGATTGACCCCTCTGTTCTGCAGAACGCCACCCGCCCCGCGATCCGCGCGTTTGTGGAATCGGTCGGTGAACAGTTCGGGTACGAGTCCAAAGAGTACGTCGCTGCGATCCAGCAGGCCAACGTGCTCGCAGGTATCACCGAAGCCCTGCCATCGACCGTGCAGGCCATCGACACCGCTGCGCAATCCGCCAGTGACGCAGCCCAGGACGCCGCGCGCGCCTGGCAGGACATCACCGACGCACTGCTGGGCGCACGCAGCGACGCAGAGATTGAACTGCTGCGCGCGCAGGGTAAGGAAGAAGCCGCCCTTGCCGCCGAGCGCGCCCGCTCCATCGTGGGCTACGACGCCTATCAGGTATCGCTGTACGACGGCACACAGGCCATCCTGTCGCAGGTCACTGCACTGGAGAAACAGGCCGAGGCCACCAAACTGGCGCAAGAGCGCGCGGCAGAACTGGCATCTACGCTGGCGGGCGAACTGCCGGGGGTTCTCGACAAGTTCCTGAGCCCAGACCAAAGGCTGACGGCTGGGTACACCGGCATTGCATCCGACCTGTCCAAAGTAGGGTTCAAGGTAGATCCTGGCGTGCTTGCCACGGCATCCATGCAACAGATCGCCGCCGTGACGATGGAGCTATACAACCTGGGCACCACGTCGGACGAAGTACGGCTGTCCCTGGTCCGTGCAGCTGGCGGTCTTGCCGACCTCAAGGCCGAAGCTACCAATCTCGCAGTGTCCCGCACCGATGCCGCCATGTCCGCGTTGGAGCGAGCGGCACAAGCCCAGCGCGAGGTACTGCAAGAAACCATCACCGATGTTCGCGCCGTCTTCGACGCCGCAGCCTCGGGCGTCAAGTCCCTGCGCGGCCAGGTGGATGCGGTGGTGCAGATGTCTGGCAAGCAAGGCCAGGCATTCATCGCCAACGCATTGACCAATGCGCGCACCACCGGCTATCTGCCCGACGGCAAAGACCTGCAAGACGCCATCAGTGCCGTGACAGCGGGGTTTGACTCGGCCATCTTCACCACGCAGGCAGATGCGGACTACCAGCGCCTGGTGGTGGCCGGGAATCTGGAAGCACTGCAAGGGATTGGTGGCGAGCAGCTGACCGAGGCCGAAAAAGCCCTGGAATCTCTGGATGCCCAGCTGGAAACCGCGCGCGAGCAGTTGGATGCGCTCCGCGGCATTCAAGGTGGCGTGCTGTCCATGGCAGACGCCCTGGCGCAGTTCAGTACCGCCCTGGCGCGCGAGTCTGCGGTGCGCGGTGGTGGTGGCGGCGGGGGCGGCGGCGGGGGCGGCAGCGGCAAACCTGCCGTCACGCTGCCGGGTTATCTGCAGGGTGCCGACGGAGCGGCATACGACGTCAAGGCCGACATGGGCTACCAGGCCGGCACGGGCCTGCCATGGATGGGCGCTGACGTGCGAGACGCAGCCCGGCAACTGCTGGAGGCGGGCAATGCGCGGGGCATTTACGACGGCATCAAGGCATCCGGGTTTTCGCTGGCACAGGCCGACACCATTCTGGGGTTGCCTGCTGGTGAAGCCGAGGAGTGGGCGCGGTCAGTGGGCCTTCCGGTCTTCCATGACGGCACCAACTATGTGCCGCGCACTGGGTTTGCCCTGCTGGAACAGGGCGAGGCCGTGGTGCCGCGCGCCTTCAATCCGTCAGCACTGGGTGGTGGCAACACCGAACGCCTGGAACGACTGGTGGAAGGGCTCACCACCGAAGTGCAGCGCCTGCAAGCCGTGGTGGCCGAGGGCAACGGTCATCAGGAGTCCACCGCCAAGGCACTAGGGAGTGTGGTCGTGAACAACACGCTCATCACAGCGGCAGCACCTGAGTTCTAACCCATGTACTACATCGACCGAATCAACATCACCGACGCAAGCTTTCTGGCTGGCGGTGTGGCCGAGCCATCGGCCACAGAAACCGCGTGGGTGTCCGGTGGAACTTACTCGGTGGGGCAAGAGCGCATCCGCTCTGGCTTGCACCGGGTGTTCCGCTGCGCTGCGCCCCGCAGCCCATCCACCACGCCGCCCAGCAGCACAGCGCCAGAGAACGACCCCACCGGGTGGGTAGACATGCGCGCCACCGACCGCTGGTTACCCTTTGGGCCGCACACGCGGGCCGATGGACTGGTGGTCTATCAAAGCCGTGGGCTGGAGTCCGACACCGCCGACATCGTGCTTTGCCTTGCCGCCCGGTTCGCCGACTCTGTGGCGCTGTTTGGCATGCTCGGCAACACCTGGAAGGTGGAGGTATGCGCCACGCCAGGTGGGGCGGTAGTAAAGACCCGCGAGGGGCCTATCAAGCAGCCTGCCATGGGGTATTGGGATTATGTGTATGGCAAACGCCGCATCCGCGACCGCGTGCTTGTCACCGGACTGCCCCGCTATCCGAATGCAGAGGTGCGTATCACCATTTCTGGCGGCAGCGGCGTCAAGCGGCGCATCAGCCAGTGCGAAATCGGTGCGCTGCGCAGCTTGCCTGGGTTGGGGTGGGGCGGGGTGCTGGCGGGCCTCAGTCGAGAGCCGCGCGCATTCACCTACACCAAGAATGACCCCAACGGGGACACCTCCGTCCTCATCTACGGCAACACCTACAACATGAGCGGCCGCATGGTGCTGCCGGGCGCCAACGAAGACGCCGCACTCAAGCAGTTGCGCGACCTGCTGGGCAAGGGCGTGGCCTTCGCGCCCACCCTGGCCCAGGGCTTTGAGCAAAGCCTTGTGTTCGGCATTTTGACCCGCGCACCCACCACGCGCGACTCCGTCTCCATCAGCGGCACCAACTTTGAAATCGAAGGGCTACCCACATGACATTCACCGCAGCACCCCCCATTCCGGATTCGTCGGTTTCCGAGCCTACTTTTGATGCCCAATGGCAGGCCTTCAACACCTGGGCCGCAAACACCCATGTGCCCGAGCTGAATGCGGCCCTGCCGCTGATTGAAAGCGCCGCCGACGCATCAGCCGCAGCCATTGCCGCCGCCAATTACAAGGGGCTGTGGTCCAGCTTGAGCGGCCCCCTGGCCATCCCGGCCACGGTGGTGCACTCTGGCGTGCGGTGGATGCTCACCGAGTCGGTTGCCAACGTCGCCGCCGAGGTGCCGGGTGTTTCGGCTAAATGGCTTTCGTTGTCGGCCACGCAGACCTACGAACTCATCAGCACTACCAGCGCTGCTGCTGCAGCCAAAGTCGAGTGGACGAACTTCGACACGCTGGCGGCGACTTACTCAGCGCTGCGCGTCTTGGGTTCGGGCATCGTGGCCAGCGCGGGCAGCAACCAGCTCATGGGCCAAATTCGCCAAGACAACACCTGGCGTGCGAACAGTGATTGGGCCTGCCAATCAATTGATGCAGTCGGCACATCCACTGCGCTGTCGATGTCCAACCAGCTCACCACGGCGGCCACCGCCGGGATGACGCTGGACATGGATATCAGTGGGATCGGCCTTGTCGCTCGACCCCTGCTGTCTTTCTCGTCCATTGGCGCTACGCATCCCCTCAACACCATGGTGTGCGGCAACGTGGGAACCAACAGTCATATGAACTCGTGGGTGCCGACGACTGCGCTGCAGGGGCTGCGAATCTCAGCTAACACCGGGACGATTTCCGGAGTGTTTCGCTTGTACGGAGTGCGCAAATGATCAAGTTTGAAAACGGTGTTGAGGTCGAAATGACCCCCGAGGAAGTGGCCCAGTTTGAAGCCGAGCGGGCCGTCCCGTTGGCCCACCGCCAGGCCCTCGCCTTGGATCGCATCAAGCGCGAGCGCGACCGGCGCAAGTACCTGGGCGTCAAAGTGGGTGCGCACTGGTTCCACAGCGACGACGCCAGCCGCATCCAGCAGCTCGCGCTGGTGATCATGGGCGCCAACATCCCGCCAGGTCTGCAGTGGAAAACGCTCACATTCACACCGCTGCCCGTGTTCGTGACCATGACGCAGGCACTGGCGCAGGGCATCTTTCAGGCCACGGCCGCCAGCGATGCCGCCATCTTTGCCGCCGCCGAGGCGCACCGCTTGGCGATGGAAGCGAGCGCAGAGCCGCAGGACTACGACCTCTCGACAGGGTGGCCGCCATCCATTGAAGACGAAGCCAACCAGGCGGGCGTGCAGTTTGACGCCAAGATGATTTAACGCAGCGGGTACACCATGGTGCAAGAACTCAATCACACGCGTGCGGGTCAGAGCCTGCGCAACGCTCAGTCCGGGTTGCCATCGGGTCTGTATCGCATCCTCATCCCGGCGGGCACGCACCTGTGGCGTGTCGGGGTGCAGACCTACCTGGCTGACGAGCCTGCCAGCGCGCTAGCTGCCTTTGACTCCCCGCCTGTCGGGCCTGGTTAGCCCTGCGGGCCAGACACCCGCAACACACTGGCACGCCTCTGGGCCGGTGCCACCCTCGCGTTTGATAGCCCTGCGCGGTCGGGCACGCTGATGCTGTCGCAGCCAGAAAGCACAAGCCCCTTCCGCGCGGACCGAGAGCGGTGGCTGTACCTGCAGCTCACGTTCCCGGCCGGGCGCGCCTTGGGCTGGCAAAGCCAGATTGATCTGCATGCCGATGCCGCGCCTGCGCCAGTGCCGCCCCAGGTGCCCGATCCCTCGCTGGCCCTTGCTGGCCGCACGCTGGACTACGCACACAGGGCCGGGCTGGTGGGAGCGCTACGGGCCACCGCAGGCGCGCGCAATGACGACGAGCTGGTGGCATGGATGCAGCGCCAGGGCGACCTGTGGTTTTCGCTGTGCCGCATGGTGGGGCTGGCAGAACAAAGGGGGCAGACATGAAGGCCGCTTTTTACAGCGGCACCCGCCCCGGCCTGCAAGGGCTCTACAGCCGCGCCGTGCGGTGGATTGACCGCGGCCCGTACTCGCACTGTGAGCTGGTATTCAGCGACGGCCTGAGCGCATCGGCAAGCTGGATGGACGGCGGTGTGCGGTTCAAGCGCATCGACTACAACCCGGCACACTGGGACTTCATCGAACTGCCTGATGCTGCCGAACCCTACGCCTGCGAGTGGTTCCGCGCGAACGAGGGCGCACCGTATGACCTGATGGGAAATGTGCGGTTTGTGCTGCCGTGGTTATCAGACAGCGAAAAGGGCTGGTTCTGCAGTGAGGCCATGGCGGCGGCGCTCAAGATCAAAGAACCGTGGCGCTTCGGACCCAACGGCCTTGCGGCATTGCTGCTCACCATCCACCAACAACCCGCATCGGCGGGTTTTTCTTTGCCGGGAGGGGCCGATGAACGATGAAAACTTGCAGCAAATTCACGAGGAACTCGCGCAAGGAGACAAACGCATGGACTCCCTCGCGGATGAAGAGGCAGCGATCAAACTGGAGCAAGCGCAGTTCAGGGTGGAGCTTGCGGAGAACACCAACGCTACCAAGCGCATTGAGGCCCACACGGCGGAAATGCTGGACGTTTTCGAGAGCTGGAAGGGAGCCATGAAGGTGCTTACATGGATCGGCAAGGCGGCCAAGCCCCTGGGGTATGTGATCGGCTTCTGCGCGTCTGTTGCGGCACTGTGGACGGCCATGAAGAGCGGGGTGCATCCTAAATGACGCCGCGCCAGAGACTCGCGGCCAAGATCGGCGCCGGTGCCATCGCCTTGGCTGTCCCTCTGGTCGCGCACTTCGAAGGCTACGTGCCGTGGGTCTACCGTGATCCCATAGGCCGTCTGGCGGCCTGCTATGGCCATGACGATCAGACGATGACGCCAGGCAAGAGATTCACCGCCGCCGAGTGCCAGGCCATGCTGGATGAAGACCTGCTCAAGCATGCAGAGGCCATCGACTGCATCAAGCGACCGCTTATCGATGGGCAGAAAGCCGCATTCCTGTCGTTTGCCTTCAACGTGGGCAACAAAGCATTCTGCGGCTCGACCCTGGTGCGCAAGGCCAATGCTGGGGACATGGCCGGGGCCTGCGCCGAGTTGTCCCGCTGGACCCTGGCGGGCGGGAAAGAGCTACCAGGTCTCGTTCGCCGGAGGGCATCAGAGCGGGCCATGTGTGAAGGGAAATCATGATGTACACACATGCGGCGGCAGGAATCGCCGGGGCCATCCTGGCCGGTGTGCTGGCTTGGCAGGTGCAGGCATGGGCCCACGGCGCGCAGATTGCGGGCC